CTGACGACCGCCAGCCAGGTCCGGTACGTCACCGAGGGCACCGCTACGTCGGCTGCCGCGGGTGTCGCTGAGGGCGGCACGAAGCCGGAGTCCACCGTCGGGTTCACCACGACGGATGAGCCGATCAAGAAGATCGCGACGATCCTCCCCGTCTCCGAGGAGATGCTCGAGGACGCCCCCGCCATCCAGTCGTACATCAACGGCAGGCTGTCGCTGTTCGTCAAGATCGAGGAAGAGCGCCAGCTCCTCCGCGGCACATCAGGCGGCAACGAAGTCCAGGGGCTCCTCACGAGCCGAAACGTCCCCGTGTACGCCGGCGGCACCGCCGCAGGCAACAGGGCCGTCCAGCTGTTCAAGGCCATGAACGGCCTCCGAGGCTCCGCATTCTTGGAGCCGGAGTGGACGATCATGAACCCCACCGACTGGGAAGCCATCCGGCTCCTCACCGACAGCGCCGGCCAGTTCTTCGGCGGCGGCCCCTTCCAGGGCCCCTACGGGTCCGGATCGAACGTCGGAGCGTCCGGGCAGGTGCAGGGCGCCACTGACACCATCTGGAACAAGCCCGTCTACGTCACGTCCGCGCTCGGCGCTGGCACGGCCGTGGTCGGGACCCGCTCCAGCGCCCAGGTCTGGCGCCGCGGCGGACTGAGCGTGGAGGCGAGCAACTCGCACTCCAACTTCTTCCAGCTCAACCTCGTGGCCATAAGGGCTGAGGAGAGGCTGGGCCTTGCCGTCTACCGGCCCACGGGTTTCGTGGAGGTGCGTCTCTTCTGATTCCGGTGCATTGGCCCGCCCTGGGCACGTTCTGGGGCGGGCTGATGACCCTCTCGGGTACGTCCTGTACAACGACCGCATGTACAGGTATCGTCAGTATCTAGACGGCTGCAACCCGTAGCCGAGAGCGATCCCCACCCCGGATAAGAGCCGGCGGTGAGGATCTAACCCACCAGGAGGTATCCCTGATGAGCTCCGTTGAGACTACCAACGGAAAGACCCAGACCGCGCGCAGCACAACGCGGAAAACAGTCCCGGCCGAGACGGTTCAGCAAGCCCCGCAAATTGCGATCAGCCGACTCGCCGAGGAAACGCTGATCGTCCCGATCATCGGCACCACCCCGCTGATTGTCCACAACTTCAGCGAGAAGTCCAAGCGGGCCATGCTCGACGCCATGCAAGGCCGCAAGTCCCCCAAGACCCCCAAGGACCCCGAAGCCGAATACGAAGCAGCGTTCTACCGCTGCAAGGACGGATCCCCCGGCTTCCCATCCAACGGCTTCAAGCTCGCCACCATCGACGCCTCCCGCTTCTACGGCAAGGACGTCACCAAGGTCGGCCTCCGCCAGTTCATGTTCATGTTCGGCGAAGGCCACGAAGAAATGGCCAAGATCGAAGGCGAACCGCGGATGCGCGAAGACGTTGTCCGCGTCGGCCAGGGCGGCACCGACCTCCGCTACCGTCCCGAGTTCCCCGAATGGCGGACCACGCTCGAGGTGATCTACATCACCTCAGCCCTCACCCGCGACTCGGTGCTGTCGCTCATCGACGCCGGCGGCCTCGGAGTCGGAGTCGGCGAATGGCGGCCATCCAAGGACGGCGTTCACGGCACCTACCGCGTCGACCAGTCCCGCGATCTGCAAATCCTGTCATGACACTACGGGAGGCACTCCAAAGCCTCTACGAGGCTCACGGCGAGCTGACTCCCGCACTGTACGTTGAGGTCGCGCGCGACGGGGAAGGTCCCGTCGCGCAACGCCTCCGCGAATCACTGCCATGGGACGCCGACGAGGCGCTCGAGCAGTGGCAGTTGCATGTCGCCGCCAAGAACATCCGCAAGATGCGGATCGTGTACAGACCCACAGCACGGAGCGGGCTACGCGAAACCCGCGAGTTCGTGTCCGTCCCATCCCCCGAAGGCCGCGCATACCATCCGATCCAAGTGGTTGCCGCCGATCCGCTGATGGCAAAACTGATGCTCCAAGAAGCCGAGCGTGCTTGGCATGACCTGAAGGCTCGGTATGGCAGTCTCGCGGGGTTCGTCGACATGATCCGCCGGGACTTGGATGGGGAGCAGGAGGCCGCTTAGACAGGCACGGCAAGGCTTGGCGAGTTGCGGCTGGGCCTGGTTTGGCGTGGCGCGGTTCGGTACGGCCGGGCAGGCGAGGTGCGGCACGGTAAGGCGCGTCTAGGTTTGGCGTGGTTGGGCGTGGCAGGCAAGGCTTGGCCCGTTACGGCAGGGCGCGTCGTGGTCCGGTGCGGCAGGCGAGGCGCGGTCAGTTCCGGCCTGGCGAGTTGCGATGTGGTCTGGTGGGGCTTGGTGAGGCTCGGCAGTCGCGGTGTGGTTAGGCATGGCGGGGTCAGGTAGTGCTCGGCGCGGCTCGGCAGTTTCGGTGTGGCGCGGTATGGCAGCGCATGGCCCGGTGGGGTTCGTCGCGGCGTGGCAGGCATGGCAAGGGAAGGATTCAAATGCCCGATCCGTTCATTTCAACGGTCGATTTGATCGACTATCTCGGCCGCGGTGGCACAGCTGATGCCGGTCTTTTGATCGCCGTCGACGCCGCGTGCGACACCGTTCGCACTTTCGCGGAACGAGATTTCAATCAGGTCATCGGCGGCAGCGCCGTGTTGGATGGTTCGGGCACGGATTGCCTGCTCCTCCCCCAACTCCCGGTGACCGCGGCTGGGACAGTGACGGTGAACGGCGGCACGGTCACGGATTACGTGCTGAACGGCAACGGCATGTTGTACAGGGGGACAGCGGGGATTGATCCGCGGCCGGTGTGGCCTGCTGGCCGGCAGAACATCAGGGTGACGTACGACCACGGGTACGCGGATCAGGACATCCCCAGGGATATCCGCATGGTCGCGCTGTCGTTGGCTGCGAGGCTTGCGGTGCAGGGGCCGGCGGTGGAGGAGAACATCGGGAACGTGTCCGTGAAGTACGCGGGCCCCCCGATGGATCTCACGAGCACCGAGAAGCTGATTCTCAGGAAGTACAGGCCTACGCGCTGATGCCGCTCGGAACGTTCCTCAACGGCTCAACTCCGATGCAGCTGCGTGGTGCAGCGTGGCTCGCCCTGTCCGATGAGGGCCGCGTCGGGTCAGGCACCATCACGGACGACGGCGGGGGTGGCGGCACGACGACCTGGGCGTACGGCGGGACCATTCCGTGCCGTGTCGACCCGCTCGCTGGCGACGAACGCATCGCAGCGTCCAAGCTGAGTGATCGTTCGACGCATTTGATTACCGTCCCACCGAACACAGCCATGACGACCGCCAGCCGGTTCGCCCTGTTGGCCGGCGGGACATTCGAGGTCACCGCTGTCCGCTCGAGGACGGGTGAGATCCTCAGGTTCTTTGAGGCCGTGCAGGTTTCGTAAATCGTAGGGGGCCGGGTAGTTCTTGGTGGCTCTGCCCTGCCCCTTACGCCTTTCGGGCTGTCCGCCCCGCAGGCGATAATTCACCGCAGCCACCACCGGAAGGAAAAGCCACCCGCATGAACCGGATTCTCTGGCATTCGAACGCGCCGTTCTCCCCCACGGGGTACGGTCAGCAAACCGGCCTGTTCGCCCCCGGCATCGCCAAGCACTACGACATGGCGATCAGCTCGTTCTACGGGCTCGAGGGTGCACCCATCAAGTGGGAAGGCATCCCGATCCTTCCGGGGATGGGCGGCCAGTTCGGCGACGAATGGCTGCTCCGGCACGCCACCCATTTCTTCGGCGGCAACCCCAAAGACGGGCTCGTCGTGACGCTGATGGACGTGTGGGTGCTTGACCCGAAGTGGATGAGCCGAATGAACACGGCGTGCTGGGTGCCGATTGATCATGACCCTGCGCCGCCGAAGGTCGTGGATTTCTTCGTGCAGTCCGGTGCCATCCCGATCGCCATGAGCCGGTTCGGCCAACGCATGCTCGGCCGCCTGGATCCCCTGTATGTGCCGCATGGGGTCGACACGGTGCAGTACAAGCCCTACAACCGGAAGGCGGTCCGGCAGTTGGTGGGTGTGCCGCAGGACGTGTTCCTCGTTGGGATGGTCGCGGCGAACAAGGGCCGCCCGTCACGGAAGGGGTTTGTGCAGGCGTTCCAGGCGTTCGCGAAGTTCGCCGAAACGCACGACAACGCGTACCTGTACCTGCACACCATGATGAACCCCGCGCTCGCCGGCGGCGAGGACCTCGCGAGTCTCCTCGAGGCGTTGGATGTGCCGCAGGATCGGGTGTTGATCGCGGATCAGTACCGGGTGCTGTTCGACCCGTACAGCCACGAATCGATGGCGAAGATCTACAGCTCGATGGATGTGCTGTTGAATCCGGCGATGGGTGAAGGATTCGGGATCCCGGTGTTGGAGGCGCAGGCGTGTGGGGTGCCGGCGATCGTCACGGACTTCAGCGCGATGCCGGAGGTGTGCGGTTCCGGGTGGCATGTGGGGCATTCGACGCGGTATTGGTCGGGGTTGAATGCGTGGCAGGCAATCCCGGATGTGGATGACATCGTGTTCGCGTTGGAGGAGTGCTTCACGTTGTCGGGGGTTCAGAAGCAGAAGATGGCGGACGGGGGGCGTAGGCATGCGGAGGGGTATGCGTTGCCACGGGTGTTGAAGGAACACATGCTCCCGGCGCTCAGAACTGCTGGGGAGCGGTTCGCGAATCAGGAGCCGG